GACGGATGCCGAATTTCAAAAGCTGGATCTTGATCCATCGGAAGCATTCGTCGGCGGAATCATCCACCTTCACGCGCTGGCACGCATCACCAGCGTCAGTTCGAACGATTCCGGCGATGGCACCTCTTGCCGAGTCGAAATGCAGATCCAGTCGCTTTGTGTCGAAAGCGAAGACGCCGAGAACGACGACGACTGACCCGCCACCCAAGGATTACGTTATGAAGGCCGCTCTCCGCGCTATTGGCTTCGTCCTGATGGCGCTGCTGGTCATTGCCGCACCCGCATCGGTCTATGCCCAGTCCGCACTCCTCCAGGGCGGGCCGATCACGGCAGGCCATGTGCCCGTCTACATCAACAGCTACTCGCAGCAGCCGGTCGTCACCGATAGCGGGCCTGCGGGCGGCGGCCCCGCCGGCACCGGCCTCAGCGAGCTGGGCATCACCGCGAGCGGCAACGGAACGGCGCCCTACGCCAATGCCGGCACCGGCAATCTCGGCACGAATTTCTGCGACTATGACGCACCGACCACGAATGCCACCGGCTACCACTCGCTTTGTTTCTCGCCGAACGCGCAAGGCGGCGGCCTGATCGCCTACAATGCCTTCGGCACGGCGTCCGCACTGCCGTTCACGATTGAGGTCAACGGGCAGAACTTCACTTTCCCGGGCTATGTGAACTGCATCGGCTGCGGGACGATGGCGAGCCAGAACGCCAACAACGTGAACATCACGGGCGGGACGATTAATGGCTTTGCGACTTCGGCGCTGGGCGTCCCGGTCTATCAGGCGGCGAGCTTGGGCGGCGTGGTGGCGGATACCGGCGCCGATCAGGCGGCCAATATCAATGCGGCCATCGCGGCCATGCCCGCCAACGGGGGCAAGTTGCTGCTGCCCTGCGGCAACATCACCGTGGGCTCTGTTATTACTCTGTCGAAAAACCGTGTGACTCTGGGGAGTGCCGACAACGCCTATTGCTCGCATCTCAATGCGGCAACGACGTTCCTCACGGGCGACTTTATGGTCATCAGCGGGGTCTATTCCGGCGTCGACGGACTGGCCTTCGACGTGTTGCCGACAAGCGCGCAGACCGCCGGCGGCCTCACGGCGTTTCGGACCAGCGGATACACCGTGCATATGGACGGCGGCTACAACTTCCTGACGCACGCCAGCATGCGGGGCTGCTTCGAGTGCGTGGAGATGGCGAGCACGGGTAATTATTCGATCGTCCGCGACGTGGTCATGGAATACATCGCGGACGGCACCGCCAATCCAGGCAGCGGCGGCATCGACGTGACCAACCTCGGCATCGGCCCCGAGAACTGGATCGAAGACAATTACATCCTGCCGAACTACGGCGCGGCCGTCGTCTACAAACCCACCTTCGGCATCCGCATTGAGAACGCGGGCGTGACGCATATGAGCAACAACGACGTGACCTACGTCGGCAGCGATCTGGAGATCAACCCCGGCAGCGGGCAGACGGTGCAGGCCACCTTCTCCTCGCACGACGTATGGGATGCGGCGTCCGGCTATTGCGCGGTGATCGCGCCGAGCGGCAGCGGCTACGTGTTCAACACGGTGTTCACGAACGATTGGTGTACCGGCGTGGCGGCCGGCGCGATCGGCGTGGACCTGATCGGCTCCGGCACGCCGCCGAGCGGCCGTCCCGCCTCCATTATGACCACGAAGTGGATCGGGGGTTCGATATCCTCGACCGCCGGCAGCACCTTTGGTCAGGGATTCGAGGTCGCCAACTCCGACGCGATCGACACCGACCTGAGTGGCGCCAGCATTTCGGGTTGGGATTTTGGATTTTTCCTCGGCGCAGCGGTGTCTCACGTCTCAATCGACGATAACAGCATCGGCAATTACAGCTTCTTCGGTGTGTCGGGGTCAACCACCAATAACATCGGCGGCAACGTCGCAAGCGGCGCGGGCGACTGGATCAATATTCACGACAATCGGTTTTATGCCAACACGAGTTCTGCTCTGGGCTTTTCCGCCACAGGCACGCATAACCGGGTTCACGACAACCCCGGCTACAACCCGGTCGGCGCCGGGGCTGTGACGGTCGGGGCAAGTCCCTGGACCTTTACGACCGGCCCCACGGAAACCAACCTCTACATCTATGGTGGAACGGTCAGTTCTGTCAGCTACCTCGGCGAAGGGCTTTGCACCTCGTCTCCCTGCCAAGTGACCTTGTCGCCCTATCAATCTGTCGTCGTGACCTACAGCGCAGTGCCGACGGTCGTGCAGAGCGTGCATTGAGCACCAATGATCCCAGCCCTCACCAGTCAGATTGTCGCCAACAACGCCCTCCAGCTGGTGGGCGATAACCAGCCGCTCGTCTCGGCGGGTGCGCCGAACTTCGACCAATCGCCGGCCGGTGTGGCGTTGCAGCAGCTCTATGCGCCGACCGTCGCCACCGTCATGCGGCAGTTCGGATGGGACTTGGCCCGCAACACGCAGCCGCTGGCGCTCACGGGCAATCCGGCGCCATTCCCCTGGGCGTTCGAGTACACCTATCCGGCGAACTGCTTGGAGGTGCTGCAGGTCGCGCCGCCGTCGATCGCCGATCCAAACGACCCGCTGCCGGTCAACTGGTCGGTCGGCAACGATGTGGTGGGCGGCGACCAGGTCAAGGTGATCTTCTCGAACCTCGCGGGCGCGCTGGTCGTCTACAACAACGGCCCGGCCGAGAACACCTGGGACCCGCTGTTCACCGAAGCCGTCGTGCGCCTGCTGGCGTCGAAGCTCGCCATGGCAATTGCCGGCCGCTCCGACACCGCGCAGACGCTGCTCCAGTCCGGAAGCGCCATGGAGCAGATCGCCGAAACCCGCGGTGATGTCTGATGGCGAGTTCGGTTCAAAACGTAGAGGACGTGATCAACCTTGCCCTGGTCCGCATCGGCTACAAGACCCGCATCGGCTCGGTGTGGGAAGGGTCGATGGCGGCCAAGAAGGCGCTCGACATCTACGCCCAGACCCGCGACGAGATGCTGCGCGCCTTCGATTGGTCCTTCGCCGAGCGCAACACCGGCATGACGCTGATCAAGCAGGCACCCGCCGGCGGTTATTTTCCGCCGAATATGTGGTCGAGCGCTTATCCTCCGGTCCCATGGGCCTATGAGATCCAGTATCCGACCGATGCCCTCAAGATCCGCGCGGTCAAGAATGTGCCCGTCTTCGTGCCGGACTTCGATCCGCAGCCCTATCAGTTCTCGGTCGACAACGACAACGCGCTCGCCGAGCCGAGCAAGGTCATCCTCTGCAACGTCTACCCTGGGCTGGTCGTCTACACCGGCCAGATCACCGACCCTCTGGACTGGGAGCCCGACTTCACCGAGGCGCTGGCGGCGTCTCTGGGGCGGAGGCTGGCGCCCGTGCTGGTCGGCCTCCAGGCCGCGCAACTCGCGGCGCAGGACGAGCAGCAGTCCGACACCGTCGCTGAGAATACCAGGGGCTGATGCATGTCAAACTTGCCCAGTGACATCGCCAGCCAAGTATTAGACGCGATTGGATCAACTTACGTCCTCGGCGACATAAGTGAAGGATCACGAGAAGGGCAGGTTATACTCCGTGCTTACGGTCAATGCCTTCGTCAATTACTTCGTGGAGCAAATTGGGACTTCGCGCGGGCCTCTGCGCCCCTACAATTACTTGCAGATGCCAGCGGCCAGACGCCGAACGTGGGCACGGTTGTTCCGTCCGGTTTCCAGTTCGAGTACGGGTACCCGATCGACTGCATGAAAATCCGGTTCATCCAGCGCAACCACCAATACCCTGCCAGCGCCTTTCCGCCCGGCAACATTTCGATCCCGCCGAATGTCCCGATGACGCCGAACCTCGGCCCGGCCTTTCCGGGCTCGCGCCCGCGTCCCGCGCGCTTCGTGATCGCGACGGACAGCAACTACCCGGCGGCGCCCGGCGCTTTGACCTGGGACACGCAGGGCGTCGGACCGAACAGCCGCACGGTCATCCTCACCGATGTGAAGGACGCGCACGCGACCTATACGGCGCTGATCCTCTACCCGTCGCAGTGGGACAGCCTGTTCCGCGCGGCGCTCGTCGCCTACATCGCAAGCGAGGTGGCGTTGCCTTTGACGGCGAACAAGGCGTTCGGGCTCCAGCTGCGCAACCAGCAGATCGCCATCGCCAAAATGAAGATCGAACAGGCGCGGCTGGTCGACGGGGTTGAGGGCACAACCACGACGGATATTTTTCCAGACTGGATGTCGGCAAGAAGGACGGGCGGCGGTTCACGCTGGTCCGGCTATGGGCTGGGCGGTGATGACTACGGCGGCGGCTGGTCCGCTGTCGGCTTCTGCGATGGCACCGCATATTAAAATGATATCATAATCAAATGGGTGCCCTGCCATATATCAAAAATTCATTCGTTACCGGAGAGCTGTCACCGCAGCTGTACGGTCGTACAGATTTGCAAAAATATTCTTCGGCAGCGGCAACTTGCAGAAATATGCAAGTGAATTATCGGGGAGGTGTCAACTCTCGCGCGGGCACTGCGTTCTGCGGCTACTCGAAGCAGACCGGGCAGCCCTATCCGCCGCGGCTGATCCCGTTCCAGTTCTCGGTGAACCAGGGCCTGATCCTCGAATTCGGCAATCTCTACATGCGCGTCATCTCGGATGGCGCCTATGTGACCGAGAGCGCCGTGACCGTCACCGCGGTCACGCAGGCCAGTCCGGCGGTGGTGTCGTTTACCTCCACCGGCGCGGAGACCGTCACCTCGGTGAATACCGGCGTCGTGCAGTCCTATGCGACGGGCGACCAGGTCACGATCGCGGGCGGCGTGGTCATAACCCCGGCGGTCATCCAAGTGACCGCGACAGACCTGCACAGCGCCGTGGCCAACGCGCTTGGCACCGGCTATGTGCCGAACGACACGATCACGCTTGCCGGCGGCACCTTCACGACGGCGCCCGTCGTCGAGGTGGTGACGACGCAGGTGTCCGCCACGCCGACCGTGGTCAATGCCGGGACCGGCGGCACGCCGGGCACAGCGACCATCACAGGCACCACGGGAACGGGCACCAAGTTCCAAGCCTCGGTCACGATCGCGGCGGGCGGCACGATTTCCG